TTATAACGTCACTCCGCCTTTTAGTGGATTCAGAGCGACGGCATTTTGCAGATAGTCAGGCGCAAGGTGCGCATAGGCCATCGTCTGCTGAATGCTCGCATGTCCCAGAATCTGTTGCAGTGCGATTATATTGCCCCCATTCATCATGAAATGGCTTGCGAATGTATGCCGCAGGATGTGGGTTGCCTGATTGGGTGGTATATCAGGTTTCACTCTGCGTAAAATCCCGCAAAATTTCTCATAATCAACTTTGAATAATTTGGCGCTGGCCTCCTCTTTAACTTTTTTCTCCAGTTCCTCAGAAATCGGCACGGTTCGCTTTTTACCGTTTTTGGTTTTCAGGAAGGTAACCCTGCAATTTGTAATCTGTGCTGGTTTTAGCGTGGCAACTTCCGTCCATCTTCCTCCAGTGCTCAGACATAAAAGCGCGACAAGTAAGTCATCACCAGCCAAAACATTTAACAGTTTTTCGATTTCTGCTTTTTCCAGGAACGTCATTTCAGGGTTGGCCTCCGCCAGTGGCGGCAGTCCGTGAATTGGGTGTTGCCCGGAGAATTCATCCAATTGAATTAATTTTGTGAACATGCCGGATAATCGGTACATGTCACGGTTTATCGTTGCGGCACTGATACCATCACGTAGTCGCATGGAACGATAATCCATCAAAGCCCTTTTGCTCATCCTGCTCACTGGTATATCACCTATGCCGCTGATGGTTTTGAGTAGATGATTAAACTCTTTTGTTCCATGCTCGTGGTTTTGCCCGTGATATTTCCACCAGATGTCCAGCAACTCACTCAAAGTCCGGCGGTCTGCTCGCTGGCCTCCCCATTCTTTCTGACTGGCATTGGCGATTGTGTATCGCTCAAATGCTAGTGCTTCAGCTTTTCTTTCGAATTTCCTGCGGATGCGTTTTCCGTCGCGACCGCGAGGTCTAATGTCCACTTCATAGCGACCATCATCGAGCTTCTTAATTGCCATAAGAAAGCCCTCCGGCGCTGTATTCACCATCTTGGTAGCAAATGGTGAAAATGTAATCTTTATATAGAGTTAGCCAATCCTTTTCGCGGAGTGGTTGGACTCTGTTGACTCTGGCCCAATGTGCGCGAGAGCCGGTGCGATTTGTCCTGCGTCCGGCGCGGTTTTATCTGTCATAAGCCATAGAGCATATTTTTGGAATGTGGGATGCATAGTGATTTTTAGCAAAGCTGTGCCACCGGGTTCAAAGTTTCCTCCTTCATATTTTTTAAGTGTGCTTAGCGGTAACTCTATGATTTCACAGAATTTTGATTGGCTTAGCCCTTCAGCCTCACGCAAGGCCTTAATCTTTTCGCTTAATTTCATTTGACATGGTGCCTATATAGGGACTAAATTCCCTCAAAACTGGAACCTATATAGGTTCCATTGATTTGAGAATAAACCAGCGTCTAAACGGTTTTGAGTGGTTTAGAAAGGGCTGGATCCTATGAGGGTACCATATATGGACGCTGAAAATTATGTGATTCAGTATCCGCTTGATGCGGTTCATGTGGATAAATTTGCTGATTTATTAGGGAAGCCAAAGACAGCCGTCAGTGAAATGGTGAAGGCAAATAAATTACCAATTATTGAATTGCGTGATCCTTGCAAACCGAAGGCTCGTGCCGGTGAAAAATGGGTTTTCATTCCTGAGTTTAATCGCGCTGTACGTGAGGCGTTTTATAACCGACCGGTTGAACAGCGTGATGCATGGCTTTTGTGGATGGGGTTGTGATTATGAATGAGCCGCGTTGTATTGCTCAGTTATTGCGTAACGAAAGCCCCAGGGCGATTGACTTCACCATCACCCACGGGAAGGGTCGCAAGGGAATCATTATCCGCACCAAAAAACAGAGTCCGTTAAAAAAGGCTCTGACCTTTCTGAAAAGCCGGAGGGTCTGGAAATGACAGTGATGACGCTCAATCTCGTCGAAAAACAGCCAGCAGCTATGCGCCGGATAATTGGTAAGCATCTTGCCGTCCCTCGTTGGCAGGATACATGTGATTATTATAATCAGATGATGGAGCGCGAACGGCTAACAGTTTGCTTTCATGCGCAGTTAAAACAACGTCACGCAACGATGCGTTTTGAAGAAATGAACGACGTCGAACGTGAACGGCTGGTTTGTGCAATTGATGAATTGCGTGGGGCATTCTCAAAACGCCGTCAGGTTGGCGCAAGTGAGTATGCATATATTAGTTTTTTAACAGTCAGTCAGCGTCGTACTTTATTTATGCATGCCGGATTGACTGAAAAAGAATTCAATCAGCCATACTGGCGAATTAATGAAGAGTCATGTTACTGGCGTGATGCTTTATTCCGTGCATTACGTGAACTATTCAGTCTGTTTGAGTATGCACCGACAATTCTGACGTCGGTAAAACCAGAGCAATATTTGCATTAAATAATTAACCAGAGTTTTTAACGCACTTAATCGTGCGGGGCTTCTTTTTGCCTGGAGAAAGTCATGCATACAGTTTCTGAAAATCAGTGCGGTAAATACGCATTACTGCTGCAACAGGCCAGAACCGAAGCACAGGCCGACGCTGCGACGCGTTTTTCTTCTCATCTTGACGCCATGATTCGCCACATAACAAAGGCGGAGTTATCCCGCGTGGAGATAGTCGAGCTGCTCAGTCAGGAGTCGGAAAAATTTCACAATATCGGATTGTCTCGCGGGGAGGTGCTTTGATGTCCTGTTTTCATTCAGTTGTATTACTGAATAACGCCTTAAAAATCGCCGTTATGGAAAATGGTGATTTGTCTCTTATTCAACTTTGTCTTGATAAAGAAAAACGCGACATAACTGAATCTGTTATCGCGATTTATCAGAATGAATTAAACCTCCTGTCTGATGTGGTCAATTTACTTGTTAAACGCGCTGTATTCCACAAGCAAATTTCCTCCGTGGATGAACTGACAAAATTAACGACAGAACTTGCCAGTTATTGCGCTGATGTATTCAGGAAACTTAACGACAAAAGGAACTGGTAATGCCGGACAACGTAGATTTTATTCAGGAACAACAGGCTGAATTACTGGAGCGCCAGATTAACGCGGCAAGGGTAAAACATTGCGGTGCTTCTGCGCTGGTTTGCGAAGAGTGTGACGCGCCAATACCTGCTGCCCGTCGTGCAGCTTATCCGTCAGCCACGCGTTGTGTTTCCTGCCAGTCAGTCTTTGAAGCAAAAAACAAACATTACCGGAGAACGGCATGAGTATTCGTATTGAAATTGGCGAACGTTATGTCGTTACCAGTGACAGCTTTCAGTTTATTCTCCACGAGAAAAAGAGAGCTGAAAGCGGTAAAAACGCCGGTCAGGAATGGCTGGCGGTGGTTGGTTATTACCCGAAATTAAGCCAGCTCGTTTCCGGCCTGATGCATCACGATATTCTGACCGGAAGCGCAAAATCTTTTGCTGATTTAAACGCGCAGGTTGAGCAACTCAGCAAGCGTTGTTCAGAGGCTTTTGGCTCATATGGCCGTTAAAGCCTCCGGGCGTTTTGTCCCTCCGTCAGCATTTGCCGCAGGCACCGGTAAGACGTTTACCGGTGCTTATGCATGGAACGCGCCACGCGAGGCCGTCGGGCGCGAAAGACCCCTTACACGTGACGAGATGCGTCAGGTGCAAGGTGTTTTATCCACGATTAACCGCCTGCCTTACTTTTTGCGCTCGCTGTTTACTTCACGCTATGACTACATCCGGCGCAATAAAAGCCCGGTACACGGGTTTTATTTCCTCACATCCACTTTTCAGCGTCGTTTATGGCCGCGCATTGAGCGTGTGAATCAGCGCCATGAAATGAACACCGACGCGTCGTTGCTGTTTCTGGCAGAGCGTGACCATTATGCGCGCCTGCCGGGAATGAATGACAAGGAGCTGAAAAAGTTTGCCGCCCGTATCTCATCGCAGCTTTTCATGATGTATGAGGAACTCTGCGATGCCTGGGTGGATGCGCATGGCGAGAAAGAATCGCTGTTTACGGATGAGGCGCAGGCTCATCTCTATGGTCATGTTGCTGGCGCTGCACGTGCTTTCAATATTTCCCCGCTTTACTGGAAAAAATACCGTAAAGGACAGATGACCACGAGGCAGGCATATTCTGCAATTGCCCGTCTGTTTAACGATGAGTGGTGGACTCATCAGCTTAAAGGCCAGCGTATGCGCTGGCATGAGGCGTTACTGATTGCTGTCGGGGAGGTCAATAAAGACCGTTCACCTTATGCCAGTAAACATGCCATTCGTGATGTGCGTGCGCGCCGTCAGGCAAATCTGGAATTTCTTAAATCGTGTGACCTTGAAAACAGGGAAACCGGCGAACGCATCGACCTTATCAGTAAGGTGATGGGCAGTATTTCTAATCCTGAAATTCGCCGGATGGAGCTGATGAACACCATTGCCGGTATTGAGCGTTACGCCGCCGCAGAGGGTGATGTGGGGATGTTTATCACGCTGACCGCGCCGTCAAAGTATCACCCGACACGTCAGGTCGGAAAAGGCGAAAGTAAAACCGTCCAGCTTAATCACGGCTGGAATGATGAGGCATTTAATCCGAAGGATGCGCAGCGTTATCTCTGCCGTATCTGGAGCCTGATGCGCACGGCATTCAAGGATAATGATTTACAGGTCTACGGTTTGCGAGTCGTCGAGCCACACCACGACGGAACGCCGCACTGGCATATGATGCTTTTTTGTAATCCACGCCAGCGTAACCAGATTATCGAAATCATGCATCGCTATGCGCTCAAAGAGGATGGCGACGAAAGAGGAGCCGCGCGAAACCGTTTTCAGGCAAAACACCTTAACCGGGGCGGTGCTGCGGGATATATCGCGAAATACATTTCAAAAAATATCGACGGCTATGCACTGGATGGTCAGCTCGATAACGATACCGGCAGACCGCTGAAAGATACTGCGGCGGCTGTTACCGCATGGGCGTCAACGTGGCGCATCCCGCAATTTAAAACGGTTGGCCTGCCGACAATGGGAGCTTACCGTGAGCTACGTAAATTGCCTCGCGGCGTCAGCATTGCTGATGAATTTGACGAACGCGTGGAGGCTGCACGCGCCGCCGCAGACAGTGGCGATTTTGCGCTGTATATCAGCGCGCAGGGCGGGGCAAATGTCCCGCGCGATTGTCAGACTGTCAGGGTCGCCCGTAGCCCGTCGGATGACGTTAACGAATACGAGGAAGAAGTCGAGAGAGTGGTCGGCATTTACGCGCCGCATCTCGGCGCGCGTCATATTCATATCACCAGAACGACGGACTGGCGCATTGTGCCGAAAGTTCCGGTCGTTGAGCCTTTGACTTTAAAAAGCGGCATCGCCGCGCCTCGGAGTCCTGTCAATAACTGTGGAAAGCTCACCGGTGGTGATACTTCGTTACCGGCTCCCACACCTTCTGAGCACGCCGCAGCAGTGCTAAATCTGGTTGATGACGGTGTTATCGAATGGAATGACCCGGAGGTCGTGAGGGCGCTCAGGGGTGCATTAAAACACGGTCGGAGAACGCCAGGTCGTCAGCAAAGAAACGGAAGCCCGTTAAAACCACATGAAATTGCACCATCGGCCAGACTGACCCGGTCTGAACGATTGCAAATCACCCGTATCCGTGTTGACCTTGCTCAAAACGGTATCAGGCCGCAGCGATGGGAGCTTGAGGCGTTAGTACGCGGTGCGATCGTCAATTACAATGAAAAGCAATTTTCATATCCTAGTGTAGATGAGTGGAGTGGGTTTTCTGGTTATTCAGAGTAATAAACATAATGTTTTAGATTGGTTGCATAATGGTAAGGTTGCTGTTTATCTGTATATGTTAATATGATTACGCTACGTACAAATAATCGACATTTCTTTTTTTTCTATATATTAATATTGATGATTTTACTGGTGGTACAATAAGTCTATGTTGAAATTCGAGAATTGTATTATTAACAATAAAAACTGGTTCTTTTTATTATACAAGGACCACCTCCTTAGGAGGTGGTCTTTTACTGTTTAACGAGGGTTTCGCGTATAGGTTTCAACTATGTCTGATGCACGTAATTTACATGTGATCAATTGTTCTCTTATAAATATCTCATCGTGTCGTTTATCACTTGTACAAATGGCCGTGATAAAACTGAGGATAGATGCTTTAAAACGTTCAAGATCATTTATGGTCATTATTCGAGACCCTTCGTTTAGTGTTGCGGCATATTCAGGCATATTAGAGTGATGTATCATTATAGGTGTGGCGGTAGCAGTTTGATCATACATGTTTCTGAACCATGCACCCGACCCATTTAACTGATTGCAGTCATGCTTACTTATTCTTTCTGCGGTTGCTCCATTTTTGCATTCAATTACTAGATAATTGTTTTCTCCCATTGCCCATAAATTGTCAGGTCCTTTACCTGTATCATTTTCTGGCCGTTGGCTACGAAAACCGACCAAATATGCAACTTTTTCGATAGCATCTTCGAAGGGATTCGATGTGCCCTCGGAGAAAATAAGGTTTTCTATTATTGAATTAGTATGCACAACGACTTGATTTGCCGATTCAAAATTACTTCTGAGATAGGAGCTACATTCCCTGGCCTGTTCAAGTGCCGCACCATTAAGTCTATTATATGTTACGCCGATTAGTGGTTTTAATACCCGATAGTTATCGTTTGATGCAGACTGAAGCAATATCTGAGCTTCAGATTTGTCATATAAGTTTACATATTCCGCAGCATGTTCTTTTAGATAACCCTTATAAACTTTGTCAGCTGTACTACTATCATTTTTTAGAGTTAAAGCGGCTTGTTGAAACATATTTCGTGATGCTAAGTCATATGCCAATCTTTTGTTTATAGTATGCTGGTCAATCTGCTTATTTTCCAATGTTAAGCCAGTCAATATACCTTTGCTTTTTGAGACCCAGTCAGAATTGCGTAACAGACAATAATCAAGAGCACCTTTGATTGAATCAATAGTTGTATCCGGCAGTATCGATACCAATTGCTGTGAAAGTTGAATTTGTGCTTTCGTTGCTGGAGAAAACCTTTCTAAGGAGGAGCCAAGGAAAACAGCGCCATTTAATGCTTTGCCAAGTAAGATCACTCCGCAGAAGTCGTCGCTTGATCTCACTCCTCGCCCCATTCCTTGTTCAATTTTCTGGATAATTTCATCTTTGGTTTTTTCGCTTCCAAGCAATAAGCTTTGTGAGACTTTATCTATTAGTCTACGAACGTCAGGAAGTCCATCTATTACTAATAGACGACATGCGGTATTTGGTAAATCAATACCATCATATCTATTAACTAGGACTACTAAGCCAACATGTTGTGTCCTTAATTCTTGTACACCTTGATAAATTGTATTTTTATCTAATATTCTGTCTGCAACATCTTGCCAAAATCTAGTTCTGTAATCGGATGGTACAATTACAACAACATTATGTTTGGAGGATATCTCCTTGCACATAGCTTTGATATCTACATCAGAAAGACTAGGGTTTATAACCTGAGGCATTAGTATCATTCTATCACCAATATCACCAATTGTTTTTGGTGTTATCGGATTAGAGAGTGATTCATCCGTTATTCCGAAGTGGCTCGCTAGAATGGATTCATCGACAAGAGTAGCTGTCATGAATATTTTTCTTCTTGCGTTTGATAGGCTTGGGATCATTTGGATTGGTATGCAATGAGGTGATATCTCTATTTTGGAAGCACTTACAACGCATTTCGATAATATTAGATTGTCTTTTATTAATGGCCATTTGAAACTCAAGTCATCATGGTCTTTATTTTCTAACAAGATTGTCATTATATCATTTATGCTTTCTTGCCATTTCCAAAATGGAACTCTCACATAAGCATTTCTATCGCCGGATTTTATCTCTAGTGTTTTTGCACCAGCTTGTGTCATTAGTGAATTTTCAAAAATTCTGAATAATTTATCATAGGCAGGGTTATTTTTTTGAATGCTAATGGAGAATTGTTCTTCAATTGAAGAAAGGCAAGCGTGAGCATCGTCAATTATTATAGAACCTATTGGTATTTTTTGTCCATCATCTCCAACGCCAAATGCAGAACGTCCATTAACCACTTTGAATATATTTGTAACTAAAATTTCTTTACCTGCAATAAATTTGGGGGACCTCTCATCTTGAGTTACAGGTATACCAAGTTGATTAGCCTCCAAAACCACTTGCTCAACTAGATAGTTGTCAGGAACAACATATACAGCGGGACCTTCTCCTTCATTTATACAGCTTTTAAGAATGATTAACCCAACTGAAGTTTTACCGCTTCCGGTATTCATTTTTATTACATTGGTTGGGCTTCTCCTTGCTTCATACCATTTTTCCCAGACCTCTGATTGCACATCTCGAGGGTATTGAAATTTGGTGTCTTTGCTCGGTAGAGCTGTAAATATATCTCGCGGTGGAATCGCTGTGTCGCTATTTACACTGGGCGAAAGCTTGGTTAAATCAAGGAAAAAACCAGACATTTTTTATCCTCTTACAGGTACATTAGTTTAATTGTTAACGCAGAATTATCATTACCATAACTTGCATTAAGTTGCATTAAGTTGCATTACATTGCATTCATAAACGTTAGCTAGGGGCGAAGTCTGAGGTTTGATGGGCTATGGTGTCCCCTTTAATACGAGGTTGCATCAAAACCGCCCCATGAAGCGGGCGGGCGAGGCGGGGAAAGCACTGCGCGCTGGCGGTGGTGCTGATTTTATTTTTTCAGCGTCTGAGCGCGTCGTGAAGGCGCTTAGTCTGCCCGTTGAGGCGTTGGTGTGTCTGCGGGGTGTTTTGTGCGGTGGTGAGCGTGTGAGGGCGTGATGACGGGGTGTAAAAAAGCCGCCCGCAGGCGGCGATGTTCAGCCGTTGTCAGTGTCCAGTGAGTAGTTTTTAAAGCGGATGACCTCCTGACCGAGCCAGCCGTTTATCTCGCGGATCCTGTCCTGTAGCGGGATAAGCTCATTGCGGACAAAGACCTTTGCCACTTTCTCAATATCACCCAGCGACCCGACGTTCTCCGGCTTGCCGCCCATCAACTGAAAGGGGATGCGGTGCGCGTCCAGCAGGTCAGCGGCGCTGGCTTTTTTGATATTAAAAAAATCGTCCTTCGTCGCCACTTCACTGAGCGGGATAATTTTAATGCCGTCGGCTTTCCCCTGCGGGGCATAGAGAAACAGGTTTTTAAAGTTGTTGCGGCCTTTCGACTTCACCATGTTTTCGCGGAGCACTTCGATATCGTTGCGATCCTGCACGGCATCAGTGACGTACATGATGTATCCGGCATGTGCGCCGTTTTCGTAATACTTGCGGCGGAACAGCGTGGCCGACTCATTCAGCCAGGCAGAGTTAAGGGCGCTGAGATATTCCGGCAGGCCGTACAGCTCCTGATTAATATCCGGCTCCAGCAGGTGAAATACGGAGCCGGGCGCGAAAGGTGTCGGCTCGTTGAAGGACGGCACCCACCAGTAAACATCCTCCTCCACGCCACGGCGGGTATATTTTGCCGGTGAGGTTTCCAGTCTGATGATCTTACCGGTGGTGCTGTAACGCTTTTCCAGAAACGCATTACCGAACACCAGAAAATCCAGCACAAAGCGGCTGAAATCCTGTTGCGAAAGCCACGGATGCGGGATAAATGTCGAGGCCAGAATATTGCGTTTAACGTAAATCGGTGAGCTGTGATGCACGGCAGCACGCAGGCTTTTCGCCAGACCGGTAAAGCTGACCGGCGGCTCATACCATCTGCCGTTACTGATGCACTCGACGTAATCCAGAATGTCACGGCGGTCGAGTACCGGCACCGGCTCACCAAAGGTGAATGCCTCCATTTTCGGGGCGCTGGCGGTCATTTTTTTTGCCGCAGGTTGCGGTGTTTTCCCTTTTTTCTTGCTCATCAGTAAAACTCCAGAATGGTGGATGTCAGCGGGGTGCTGATACCGGCGGTGAGTGGCTCATTTAACAGGGCGTGCATGGTCGCCCAGGCGAGGTCGGCGTGGCTGGCTTCCTCGCTGCGGCTGGCCTCATAGGTGGCGCTGCGTCCGCTGCTGGTCATGGTCTTGCGGATAGCCATGAACGAGCTGGTGATGTCGGTGGCGCTGACGTCATATTCCAGACAGCCACGGCGAATAACGTCTTTTGCCTTGAGCACCATTGCGGTTTTCATTTCCGGCGTGTAGCGGATATCGCGCGCGGCGGGATAGAACGAGCGAACGAGCTGGAACACGCCGACACCGAGGCCGGTGGCATCAATTCCGATGTATTCGACGTTGTATTTTTCGGTGAGTTTGCGGATGGATTCCGCCTGGGTGGCAAAGTCCATGCCTTTCCACTGGTGACGCTCAAGTATTCTGAATTTGCCACCGGCCACCACCGGCGGTGCCAGCACCACGCATCCGGCACTGTCGCCACGGTGTGACGGGTCGTAACCAATCCAGACCGGGCGGGAGCCGAACGGATTCGTGGCAAACGGCGCATAGTCTTCCCATTCTTCCAGCGTGTCGACCATGCAGCGTTGCAGCTCCTCGAACGGGAACACCGACGCCTTGTCGTCAACAAATTCACACATGAACAGGTTTTTAAAATCGTCGGCGCTGTTTTCACGTTTGAGCTGCTCAATGTCGAACAGCGTGCAGCCGCCTTTCAGGGCGTCCTCAATGGTGACAATCTGCCGCCACTGGCCGTCCGCACAGAGAAGCCCACCGGCAAGGGCGTTATGACTGACGTCGATTTCCACGCGTTCGGCGGCGCTGGCGCGTCCCCGGTTGAACAGTTCACCTGACCAGAACGGGTAGGCGTCGTGCGCCAGCGTGGACGGGGTGGAGAAATAGGTCGAGCGCAGGTGACTCTGTGAGGCCATACCTGATGCCACCTTACGCAGTACCTGAAAATTCGGGATCCAGAAAATCTCATCGACGTACAGGTCGCCGTTATGGCTCTGCGCGGTGTTGGAGTTGGTGCCGAGAAAAATCAGTTTTGCGCCGTTATTGCCCAGGACAATCGGGTCACCGGTCAGGTCAACGTCAACCAGCCGGGCAAAGGCGATGATGTATTCACGGAACACATACGCCTGCGTTTTACTGGCCGACAGAAAAATCTGGTTATGACCTGTTTTCAGGGCGCGCAGCAGCGCCTCGCGGGAAAAATAAAACGTCGCGCCAATCTGGCGGGATTTCAGGATATCGCGGATGCGGTGCTCAAGCCCGGCGCGATACCAGTGCAACTGATATTCGAAAGACTGCTCAAAGAAAATCTGCTCCAGCTTTTCGATGGCCTCGTCACTGAAAAAATTCTTTTTCGGTTTGCGACGCCCGCCTTTGTTGCGGTTAGCGACGTTCGGATTAAGGTCTGCCTCGTTGCCGGTCTGACTGTAACGGTTGACCCGTGCCAGTCGTTCAATCTGGCGTCCGAGCAGGTCAATTTCCTTGAAGTCACCGCCGGTTTTCTGCGGTTTGATGATGAGCTGGGTCAGCCGCGCTTCCAGACTCATTTCGACACGGCT